GTTTCGAATAGTTCAATGGCTAACATAATTATTTCTTCTTAATAGGTACACAGTTATCAACTGTTTTGCCGTTTTTCTTTTTAGTGCCCATGCGTTTGTATCCATCCCAGCATACTTTGCCATCAACACCCTTTTGTTTTTCTTCTAAGATTTCATTTATTTTCATAACTTATATGTCCATTGTTTAAACCAAGCCGCTGTTCCTGGCAGTATATTTCCGTCACTTTCAGGTAACACCAGATTATCTTTTTCAAACGCTTCTTTTGCATCTTTAACTAGTTCTTCGTAGTTAGGTAACGTCTTAATTTTATTTATAATGCCTTCTACAGTAGCAATATCTTTAACAGTGCCATTAACTAAAATACGAGCAACTTCTGCTGGATCTTTAGTAATAACTTCGTTACTAGTTCTACTGATTAATCCATACTTGTTGGACCATTTAAGTCCATTGGCCTTAGCAATACTGGCTAATAGAATATGTCTATGTAGGCCTTTAAAAACTGAACCTTCAGGTGACCCTGTTAAACTAAACTGTTGCCATTTAGTATCACTAGTAAACATAAAGTCTGTTTGTACATAACCATTTTTAGCATCACCATTGATTGGTGTTTTTAAATGTACTGAATCACCACTCTTACGTAGATCTTCTGCCTTAATACCTTTACGCATTAGTACATTAATTAGTGTTTGTTTATCTATTTTAGTTTCATCAACACCTAAATCTAAATCGCCTGAAGTAGCCTTGCGTCCTGTTGTTCCTAACATATTGTCTACAAGGTTCAGTCCAGTTAACCCTTCTAGCCATTTAACTGTAGGTTTAATATCCGCAAGATTAATACGTTGGGTCAAAGGTTCACCCTTTTCGTTTTTAAAAACATTACCGCCTTCCAGTAATATCATTTTTTCTTCCTTTTATCAACGTATTTGGCATGTGGCACTTTGAGATTCTTTTTACCATATGGCTCACCAATAGTAAATCTTTTTGTTAGTTGTGGATAAGCACTGTAACGAACATCTACTTCTTCTAATTTACCATAGGCCTTGTTTAATTCATTGGCAACCATTTGTAATGAGTCTTCATCTGCCTGATACTTGATACCAATACCACCATTGGCACGCCAAGCAACAATGTTAGTACCTCTGTCATCAATTAATATGTTAGGAGTACCATCAGGCTGGACTGCGTGACGTTCTTTAATTGATGTAATAATAATATCTTTTGGCTGTGGATTAAGATTTTGTTTAAGCCAAATCTTTTTGTGATTGCCTGAGTTTATTTCATCTTTACGTAGTGGACTTGAACAAATATTATAGTGATCCACATAACGTAGCACTAGTTTAACTAGACTGTCAGCGGTAGGAAATTTAGGCAGTTTACTAAAAAAGTCAGTGCCTACCATTTTTTCAAGTGTTGGATCTGCTGATGCTGGCGGAATGTCTCTGTAGGTTTTAACACCTGCTAGTTTAGCATACTCATGAAAGAAATTGGCCAGAACACCGTCCATGTCTAAGTAGATTTTTGTTTTAGGTGTGGCTCTTACTAGTTCACGTGCTTTCATAACTAGTATTTATCTAAGATTATTGTGTATTCTTTTTATAAAGTTCAAGTATTTTTTTATAGACTAGATTATTATCGTATAATGTACCTTGATCTATTGTTTTCAAATCAAATATAGTTTGAGCATCGATGTTTTTTGAATCAATCATTGACTTTATACTTCGAGAAACCATATAATCTGAATTATACATTTCTTTCATATTTTTTCTAAAATTAACATCGTCGACTATTGTTGAGAAAACAAGATGTAGTCTTGGAAAAAATCCATAATTCCATGCAGTATGTTCTCCCGTGGTTACTAAATGATGTATTTTATATGGAGACATTCTGTAGAGTTTATGATCGTGAAAAAAATAAGAAAAATCATTTGTTATCAATGGAATATGATATCTAATAGGTTCTATATCGTAGTGCATAGCGTATCCTGTATTTGGTTTTAACCATGCTAATCTTATTTTTCCAATTTTTAATCCACTAACTTTTTCAATTCGACGAATAATAGATTCAGTATAACTTCCTTTAAAGTCTGGATGAGATTTTGTATACTCGAGTTGAGTTTTATCGTTGCGACCTATATGAGGGTATGGCCATTCATTGGGAATACTTGAATATGCGTCATCAAACTCTTCTTCTGTTGTATTAATAAATGTATCACGATCTTCTGGCACTCGCAGACTAACAGTGTTAAATCCATAATTGTTTTTCTTAATAAGATTTATCATTTCTTTTTGTACTTTTTTGCCGTTTATATCAATATACAAACTTACATCTTGTACAAAATCTTTAATTTCGTATAAACAATATTTTTGACAAATGTCTATAATAGATTTCATAAAATATTTGATATGTCAACCTGCTTGACGTGTTAAGTAGTTTACTCTTGTTTTCTCTGGTTTGAAATATTCTTCAACAGTGTCAACAACAGTTTCTAAATCAAACTGTTTACATGAAAACACGTCTAAATATAAGTCACCGGTTGAATCAATAAAGTGAGCAACAATGGTTGATGTTACAATAATCTGTACAGCAGTTAGACCTGCTTTATCTGGAAATTCTCCAGCAGTGTATTCAACATGAGTATCACCAATTGGTTGCATGTCAATACGAACTAATAATTCTTTAACAAACTTACGTACATTGTCTTCACTTTTAATAAGATCTCTGTCGCAGTCTGCACAATCCAATGTTAAGTGATAACCCCAATATTGTGTAGCCATTATAGTTTAACCTTCCCTTCTCTTAATAATTTTTCTCTGTTGGCCATGTGTTTGATCTGTATCTCTTCTTTTGAGCCACCAAAGTATGCCACAGCATGACCTTCTTCTACCAGAACGTCTGTTACCATGCGTCCGTCATTGGTAGTAAAGTCACCTAGCACACGACCAAACTTACCTTTAGCGTCATACTCTTTACAGACTAACACTGCTTCTTTACCTAGTATTTCTTTCAGTCTTGCCTTACTTGCTAGACCAAACTTCTTTTCTACTTTGTCTCTTGTTCTTGATTCTGGAGTGTCAATGCCCATGATTCTAACACGTTCTTTTTTAAGTATAACGCCAAATCCTAAATCGATATCCACGTCAACAGTATCACCGTCAACCACTCTCTGTATGTAAACTTTGTATTCAAACATTTTAATCCCTTAAATCTGCTGTTGTTATATTAGTGTGAGTATCTTCTTTATCACTATCACAGCATTCTTGACAATGACAATCTGGGCATTCCCAACAGTCAGTGCAACTCATACCACAATGTGCTTCGCAACCACAATGATCACAATTCATTTGAATTTCCTTAATTGATAAACTACTGCTATTATTTATTACAATATTATCTTGTCTGTAGGTATTGCTGGAGTCTTAACTGTAACAGTTGTTGTGTATTCTAGATATTCTATCTTGTTAATATCTCCAGGTTCCAGTATACATATTTCACCAGGACCAAATAGTTCATCATTGATTTTCATCTGTCCTTTGAGTATGAGAAATATTTCTGTTACCTTTTCGTGTTTGTGTGTAGGAGCAACTCTGGCTTCGTTTTCTTGATAGTTAACTTCAAAGTCTTTAGTACGATACACTGCTGAATCAAAGTCACCTATGTACCAACCTCTGTCACCACTTTGGTCAAGTTTAAAACGCTTCACAGAATTGGAATCCAAGTGTTTAATACATAGGACATACCTTGTATATATTTCATTGGTACTATGTCAAAAGATATAGATATTCTAGGTTCATCTTCATCCCAAGCATTGACCATATGACGATCACCTTTGTCTTCGTAGATGACAATGGTATTGTTTTCATTGACACGTTCTAATATGTGTCCGTTGGCAAACTCATGCGTGGTTATACTTGGTTCAGCATTGACATAAAATGTACCAACAAAAGTTTTACTTAGTCCAGACAGTCCCTTCCAATGGTAGTGCCACGGAATAGTTTCACCTTTTTGTTGATAGTTTAACCAAGCATGTATATAGTACGGATCTTCATAGTCATCATTGACATCCCAAAATGCCAAACATACTTTTTCATATAGTTCATGAATACCATCGTAGGGAAATAGGAATACATTATACAAATCATGATAGCGACTTGATGCTGGTGCTGTTTGTAAATCACTGTTTAGTACTTCGTTGTAAAGTCTACTAGTAGGAATATCATCATCTGTATATGTTTTAGTAACTTTATTTTGTATACGTCTACAGTCACTTTTTAATCTTTCTAAATCTAAATGAGTTTCTATGGTTCTCATTTTCTTAGTATCCTTGTAATCTCATATGTCCAGTCTTTATATCCGGGTTCTGCATGATTATCTAATGCTGGATTAGCATGATGGTTTTTATGCCATGTCTCCCCCCAACCAAACCACATATAGTTTCTAGTATTGCTAGGACCGTTGTCATCATGTTGTAACAATAAAACTAAAGCCACTGCCCATAAAGTTAGACTGGCAGGTATTGCCCAAGCAAATAAAAATAACTTCCAACTAATCAAATACATTATAACTGCGTTAGCAAAAACAAATAACCAATAAAACTCATGTATCCAGTGATACTGCTTCATTAGACTAATTAGATTTTTACTAAACACAATGTCTTTGCTGTGTATATATTTGTGATAACAAAACAGTAAACTACGCCAGCCTCTTACTCTGCCATGCGGGTCATTGTCTTGATCATAGTGTCTGTGATGTATGTTATGTACAGCAACAAAACTTAGTGGTGAACCAAGTCCTGGCATAAAAGCACACCATGCTACAAACCATTCTACTGGTTTTCGCATTTTAAAATATCTATGACTGAAATATCTGTGCATACCTATGTTGTTACCAATGCAAAGATATAAAAAATAAAAAACAAAACTAACTAGCCACCAATACCATTCCGCACCTAGGCCTATAAAAATAAACACAGGCAATAACAGTTGTATTAGAGTCATCCAAACGTAGTTAGGTTTTATCAAATAACTAATCACGATTAGGTTGTCCTTGCCAATAATATTTTGGTCTAAATAATCTACTGGTTTGATATGTCCAATCTATTTCACCTGGGTTAACAGCAGTGTCTGGTGCTGACGGATATAAGTGATGATTGAGATGTAATCCTTCATACAGGTAGTCCCAACGATGTGAAGTTGAGTTAGCAGGTTCTAAATTCCAATGCTGACGCCATACTGCCCATCCTACTCCCCAACACGTAATACTAGTAGGTATTAACCATACAAACAAAAATAATTTATAGTCTATCCACCATAGGATACCTGCATTAATCAATACAAATGGAATGTAAAATTTATGTAACAGTGCATACTTTCTACCTAGTCGTGCAATATGTTTACTAAACACAGGTGTTTCTTTTGGGTCAACAGTTTTTTGAAACCATATTAACCAAGAACGTTTTCCTCTAACAGGACCGTGCGGATCATATTCTGTATCTGAATGTTTATGATGAACAGCATGTGTTATAGCATAACTCAAAGGATCACCTAGTCCAGTCATTGATCCTGCCCATAGAAAAAACCATTCTACAGGTTTGCTTACTTCAAAATGATTGTGTGTAAAATATCTATGTAAAGCAACATTGTTGCCAATCATTGAATATACAATAGTATAAAAAAATAATGCTATAGCCCACCAGTACCAGTCTGCACCCGATTGTATACCTAAGTAGATTCCCAACGGTAAACTTAATTGTAGTATACCAGTTGCGGCTGTACTTGGAGCCATATATTTTAAAATTTTATCTATCATATCTTTCTAATACTATTGACGCATTTCTACCACCAAATCCAAAACTGTTCTTTATAGCATATTTAACATCAAACTTTTTGCTTTGTCTGGGTAGTTGTAGCCCATCGCCTATAGGATTTCTTAAATTGGCATTAGGCGGAATAACGCCATCACGCATACTTTGTAATGTGTATATGGTTTCTAATATACCAGCACCTGCCATGGTATGTCCTACTTGTCCTTTATTACTAACACAGTTTTTACCAGGAAACATTTCACTGACTGCATCATATTCAATGAAATCACCTACAGGTGTTGATGTTGCGTGTGCATTTATCAACTGTATATCTTCTGCTTTAACATCAGCATTTGCTAATGCTTTTTTCATAACTTCTCTGGCGCCTCTACCATTTTTATCTGGCGAAGTGTCACTATCAAATATAGTAATAAATCCTGTACCTTTTACAATACCATATATTTTTGCACCTCTGGATAGGGCTTTTGACAAAGGTTCTATAATCATAGTGGCCGCACCTTCCCCCATAACAAATCCTGAACGATCAATATCAAAAGGACAACTGGCTAATCTTAGATCTTCAAAAGGCGATAAAGCACCTAAACTTTGAAACCAATACATATAAATTGGTTCTGCTATATGATCACTTCCACCAACTATCATAGCATCTAAGTCTGGATTAGTCTTTAAAGTCATTATAGCATGATCAATATTAGTTAATCCTGTGGTACATGCTGAATCCATTGATGTGTTAGGACCTTCTACTTTATACAACGCACTGACCTGAGCCGCAGGAAAATCTAATCCTATGTTTAAACTTTTTCTTGGACTAAGTCTCTGTACACCTTTATTAAGTGCAGAAAATATTTCTAATCTGATACTAGTGCCTGCCCCAAATGTACTAACTACTACACCAACATTTTTACTGGTTAAATTACTGTCATTGACTGCTTCATCTACTGACATCAAACAAGCACGAGTGTTTGGATCCCAGTGTGCCCAACCACGATTAAACAATTCAGGATGACTGTCTTCTGTAGTTAGTTTAGGACTTAAGGCCGCAGTTTTAATTCTCAGTGCAGAATGTGTTTCTGGAAATTGTTCTGGATCGTCTTCTGGCCATTCAAATGTTTGTACAGCACTGTTACCTTGTAAAAGATTCTGCCAACTTGACTCTGCTGTAGTACCTAATCCGTTATAGATACCAATTCCTGTAACTGCATATTGTTCCATGAGTGTCCTAAATTATAGTAGTATATAATTAATTATCAGATTCTTCAGTGACTAAAGCACAAACTGAGTTTTCAGTAAGTGTTAATGTTGCAGTTTTACCAGGAAATAGTTTAGCGTGTTGCATAGCAGTTAATTCTTTATCATTGGCAACAATTGGCCCAGTAATACAGACTATAGTTATACGTTGTTCTTTGGCTGTGATAACATGATCTGTTTGAGGACCTATTAACATTGATATAGATAAATTTCTAGTATCTGGTATTGGATTAAAGTTAATAAAACTTAGGTGATCATCTGTTGTCTTGATGTGATGATATAAATCTTTGTAAGGACGATGATCAAACAATGTTCCTGGAACTTTTGAGTTATTTGAATATACAGCAGGACCATCTGGTGTTTCACTAAACCAAACATGGGCACTGCCACTAACAACGTAACTCCATTGATGATGATGACCGTTACCTGTGTTTAGATAAGGTCCTGTGTTTTCACCAGGGCCAATATGAGCCGCACAATATATAAAGTTACCTGCATTGATTGAATTATTTAAAATCATATTTTAACTTCTGGATCTACAAACATGCCAAATGCCTGCCCATCTAAAAATGGATCTGCTAGTTCATTAACATTGTCGACACTTTCTACAGTAGCAGTATATCCATTCCACGCACTGATATCAACTGTACCAGATCTAGACTCAGAAGCGTCTCTATCTTTAACTATTTGACTAACTTGTGGTTTAATTAGATCAATAAATTGTTCTGGTGTTACTGAATCATAATGAGGTACATGAAATGATAATCCATCATATTCATCTATAGATTTTTTACTGTGTTCAGATGCAAACTTCACAACAACAGACTGTGTAGGCAGATCTACTTCTACTATTTTGATAGTAATTTGACTCAATTGAAACTCACTTTAATTAATTGATTAACTTACAACTCTATAAACGTCAATAGTACCTGAACGTACAACACCACTAGGTCCAGTGATAGTTCCAACAGTGGTAAATGTTACTTGATCAGCACCAAGTATAGCCCATCCTGATTTACCACCTGCGGCACCTGCTGAACTTGAACTAACACCTGCTGAACCTGCTGAACCAGGTGCACCACCTGCTCCGCCATTACCTGCACCACTTACAGTTTGTCCAGCGCCACCTGCTGACAGTGTGCCATTGTTAGCACCTGTACCATATGCGGCACCACCGCCACCTTGACCACCATTGGTGTAACTTGATCCGTTTTTATTGCTTGATCGTGCGAGGCCACCGCCGCCACCGCCTCCACCGCCTGCTTGTATAATATTGTTGTTAATCAGGTTAAGTGGAACTCCTTCAACTATTAAACCATTGCCACCATTACCGCCTGCTCCTGCATTAGCAGTAGCAGTAGATTTGTTTTGTTGATATGTATAAGCACCACGACCGCCTATGCCACCACGACCTGCAATAGTACCGTTATTGGTTAGAGTAATACGATCACCGGTGTAGAATCCACCAATACCAAATGCTGTTGTTGTTTTGTTACCTTTAATAACTACCCCAGCATTAACAGTAACAGCAACGTCAGTGTATCCTTCTAGATAGTTTGCGTCTGCTTGAACAGCATTAATTAGTCTATAGTCATCTTGATCAGCACTAATAGTTACACTTACTGACACACGATCTGGTCTATATGGAGCCAATGAAATTGGGTTTTGGCTTAATATTGATTTCCATTCGCCATCAACTTTAGTAAATGCCTGTTGGATTAGTTTCCAAGTACCTGCAACTTTTGTATATGCGGCATCTAAGTTAACCCAATCACCTGAACCATCTGGATTTTTAACAGATACATTAAATTTTCTTTTGAATACTAGGACAATGTAGCCTGGATATTGTGATTTACCTCTACTAGCACCTGGATAGTATTGACTAGTTCTACCGCCTGGTAATGCACCTGATCCTGCTTGTGTAGTGTCGCCATAGTTTTGACCACCTGATCCTGCTTGTGGGCCTGCGTAGTTATCATCACCTACACCATAACCTGCGGCACCGCCCTTAGGATAGCCACCACCACCACCTCCACCTGATGCACTTGCACGTTTAGCGTCACCACCTGTAGTTCTTGATGATAATGAATTCCATGATCCACCTGGCTTACCTGCTTGGCGACCTGAATTGTCTTCACCATACCCAGAAGCACCACCGCCTCCAGCACCTGCACAGACTACAGAATCATTCACTAGAACAACAGAAGCACCACCGCCTCCACCGCCTGCGCCACTGTCAGCATCTTCGTCCCATGCTTCGGCAGAATTACCACCACCGTAGCGTCTACCAATAAAACTTAGGCCACCTGAGCCACCTAATGGATAACGACCATTGGTACCAGGTTGTCCAACTGAAAGAGTAACTACATCACCTTCTGAGATTGTAGCAGTTGTCATAGCATATCCACCACCACCACCTGGTGTTGCTTGACCACCACGGCCTAGACCACCACCAGCACCCCAGCAGTGAATTTCAACTTCTTCCTCAAATCCTTTGGGCATGGTAAATGATTTTGCCCCTGTGTCTAGGATTGGTAAGGTGTATATATATTCTGACGCCATCTAGTTACTTTCCTTGATTTCTTGTTCTGCTAGTTCTACTGCTTTATGATGAACTTGTGTACTGTATTCTTTACCAAATTTTTTACGTAGATGTGTTAAAAAGTCAAAGTACTGAGGTTTCTTTTGCTTTTCTCGCATGGCTGTTTGTATAAGTTCACGAGCAAACAAAATATCTGACATTTGATTTTCGTTTAGTTTAAAAAAGTCTGCTAATAACATATCTTCAAAAAATTCTTAGTTTATGATATTTATCATTTTTAATCACAACGATTAAATTAATATTGTACTTGACTTTTGATTAATTTGAGTGTATAATACTAGGTATTAACAAGGAGAAGACATGAATATCAATGAAAAACTAGTAAAAGTTATATCCCCAGACCCATTTACTGGCCCTTTTGAAAGTGAAGATTATATCATTGAAGAAAATGGTACTATCAGTGTTTTAGATAACAGTGTTACAATGGCTGGAAAAATATGCTATAAAGTTAATCGTAGCAATAAGTTTGACCATAAACTAGTAAGATTTGGTGCTAGTGGTGATGTAATTGTGTTAGGATTTGATAAAGTAGGCAATAAAGAACCAGTGTTTGAATCTAAATTAGGTAGAAGAAAGAATATATCTGTTGAAATTAGAGAACATGATAATATTTTTTATATCTATATAGACGGACAAAGACGCAGTAAAACGTTTGAAAAACTATCCACAGCCAAAGGTTATTGTACCAGAGTATGTAATAACATAGATCAATTAAGCCAAGTTAGAGGTTACGACTTTGCGGATTTGGATTAATTACTTTTGTCTTGCTTTTTGGGCTAGTTGTTTGAATTGGTTAGCCAATTGAGGATCTTTAGCCGCTTTGGATACAACATCCATAACATCACCTAACTTTGCTTGATCTGCTGGTGTTGCTGTTCCCTGATCAATTTTATCAATTGACTTAGCAATATCAGCAGGTGTAGCACTTGAACCTGTTGCTTGTTTAATTGTAGTTGTTGCTACAGCAACGTTGGCATCAGGTGTTTTATTATCACTACCATAGTTTGTAGCAGTATCACCAGGTTGGATATTCTGCATAGTGCCATACTCTGCTAATTCTTCATATTCTGAATTAACATACTCACTGCCGTGCATGATTTTATATTCTCTATTACTGAGTTTAAAATGATCCCAATACTTATAGGCGTGTTCTTTGTCGTCAAATGCCTGTTTAATATGGCCATCTTGTTTATCAACTAATACCCATTGGCCAAATGGATCTTCTTTAATGCTTAACACATCTTCTTCCTTAAATATGCTATCAGGATTTTTCTTGATGTATTCTTCTCGTTCTTTCTTCATACGTTCTTGATGGTCTTTCCACGCTTTATCACTGATAGGCGTTTTTAATCTTTCTATATTTTTTAATTTAGTTTGTACACGTTTTTCTGCTTCTGTTGACTCATCCTGGATTACTTGATATTGTTCTTGTGGTTCATGTCCTCTAGGATGTCTTGACCCTTCTCTTGCAGGGCGTTTATCAAAAGTGTCTTTGAACTCTTGCCATTTTTCTGCAATACGTTTTTCTAATGTAAGTTCTTTTTCTTTTTGCTCTTGTTCTATTTTGGCCATTTCGCCAACTAGTCTACCTTGGAATGGGTGTTTGCCATCCTTAGATGGCTTGGCTTTTTCGTCACCGCGGACTTGGTCGCCAGGTGTTTGCTTAGGTTCTCCAGAGAACTTATTCATTGCTTCTAAGAGTTTTTTCATGTCCATAGGATTATGCTTTTGAAGTTGCCCTCAAAAACCATGCGTGTTTGGCAAATGCGTCTTGGCGTCCTGCAATAAAATCACTAAGACCGTATAGTTTGTTTGCTTCTGATTCTACAAACAATACTTTCATAATTTCTTGCATTTTTTCTGCGTCTGCTAATAGTTGTTCTACCATTTGCTGAGGAGTTAGTATTTCAACTTCATCATCAATGTTAGTCAGTGTGCTGAATCTATAAAGACTAGCAGGAGTATATGATTTAATTTTACGAATGTTTTCTGCAAAGTCATCAATTGAACCATAAACTTCTGCGTAGATATCTTCAAATAGTTTATGTAACTGATAAAAGTCTGAACCTTCTACATTCCAGTGAAAGTTCTGTGCTTTAAGAGCAAATGTATATTGACTAGCAAATGCTATTTTAAGTTGATTAGCAAATTTATCCATTTTTCTTTTTCTTTTTTGTTACACGTTTGATCGTACCTGGACCACCGTTAACAAATCCATTACCAACACCACCACCTATTGCTGTGGCTACACTACCTGATGCTGTAGCACCCGCTGAAGCGTTTTCTTCTAGTCCTTGTTCTTTTTGGCTTAGAACATAATCAGTAACAGTAACAATCATTGACTTAGTAACAGCGATCTTTTCTTGGCACCATTCAGCCATGTTATCATCTGCTTCTAAGTTCTTTTGTAGTACATCACACATACGACGAATAGTATGTAGGTTAGTTACAACTGAACCTACTTCGTCATTGTATTCTTCATAACTTTCTTTAATTTCTTTTAGTTTCATATTAGTATTTATTAAACCTTAAAGATTACTTCTAGGTCTTTTTGCTTGTGAGAATCTTTATCAATGTCCCATTCGTTGCCTTGTACGTGCTTTAATACTTGAAAATCAGATAGTTCATACTGATCATCATACTTTAACACAGGCTCTAATCGTAATACATTTTTAGGTTCTTGAACTTCAATCCATAGACGTTCTTGAATATATTCGTTTCCTTGGTATGACCATTCACGTTCTGTAAATAAAGAATTGTTGACATATAGTCTATATTTAGGCACACGATAGTTAAAGTCTATGCCTTTACTTTTTACACGTGGACCTGGTTTACATTTTACGTTGAATATTATACTTGCTTCAATCATCTTAATGGTTGTGTAAGTTTTTTGCCTTTACCTAGTAATCCTAATGCTTTTGCATTTTTACGTGGAGTATCAGGACGTACATCTTTGGTTAACGCATGACTCCATCTTGGATCTTTGGCCTGTTTATGAGTTGGAATATAACCACTAGCACCTTCTTCTACGGTCATACCTTTACGAACTGCTTGATATAGTGCGTCTGTTAGTTTGCCTGCACCTGTTGCTTGAGCAAATGCTTCTTTGTCACCTTTCACAGCGGCCGCTCTAGCACCACTGGCACTAACCCCTGCTAGTCCTTCTGCACCATCTTCTCTAGCACCACTGGATACAAAGTTGATGTCTTTAAATTTATAATATCCATGACCAGTGTCAACGCCATTATAATCAGTTAATAATTTTTTTAAGTTGTCTAGTCTGTCAGATCCTGCTACAAATGTCACTGATCTATAACCTTGTTCATATAACCATTTAGCCACTTTCATTATTGTGTTTAATTCTCTATTAGCCACAATGTGTTTACTGTGTTGTGGAAACATGGCCGCTAAAAACTTTACTTTAGTAGTAAAATCCAATGGGTTTTTCTTAGGATCTTGTGTTTGACTGGTAAAGATGTAGTAATCTCCACCTTTGGCCGCTTTGGCTACAGTGTTAATTAATTGTTCGTGTCCAACAGTTGGAGGATTCATGCGGCCAAAACAAAATGCGGCATGTTTGTTATCGTCTACTGCTTCAAATAATTGTGTTAGTAACATAGTTACAATATTTATCTAAAGTTTTTCTAGTAGCCAAACGTAGAAAGGTGATGTAAATTTAAGCGTGTAAGTACCATTAAAGCCAAGATTAACACAGTTGTCTATATGATCTACAGTTTTACCTTGATACTCACGTGCTTGATCTAATTTGTATTCTGCTGACCAGCGTAGATTACCAATATCAACCTCATCAATTTCAATACCATCAATGTTTAACAGCATGTCTTTAACTACTTCGCCGTTTTCAATAACAGTGTCTTGATCTTCTTTGTTGTTTAGTCTAATTTTTAGTTCATGTTCTTGATCTTCTTCAACCTCATGATCAAATTCTATCTCATGAACACTTTTGTTTTCTATATCTTTTTGTTCAACTAGTCTATCATTAATAAAAATACTATAGTTAGGTTGTTTGTCCCAAAACGTGCCAGTTAGACTGATTTTAAATGAAAGTTTTTCTTGACTCATTATGCAGATTGTGTTTCTTTATTTTCCTGTTTAGGTTTACTTGGGTCAACAGCATTACCAGTGAGTACAGACAAGTCACCAGCAAACTCATAGAAGCCACTGTGATTAAGCAGTACACCTGCGTGTGCATAAATGTCTCCACCTAGTTTTGCCCAACGTCTACAGAATGTCCAATCTTCAGATAGATAGTGACCTTTCTCATCAATTTCTGTATCAAAGATTGAATACATGTTAGGTTCAAACTGTTTACCAAGACCAACGTCATCAACATATTTTGTTTCAGGGTGTGCTTTACAGAGTTTCTCATAGACATGTCGTCTGAACATCATAAATCCAGTGCCCATGGTGTCTACTTTGAATATACCATTTTCAATTTTAGTACCTGGTTCAACATTGATTACATAACTGATAGGCAAAGATTTTTTAGGATACAATCCACCAATAACATCTTTTTCTGTTACCAGCATGGCTAGAATATCTTCTGCTCTGAATCTAATATCAGCGTCAATAAACATAAAGTGTGTTGCCGCAGTATTAGTCATCATCTTAGCCATTAAATTATTTCTAGCACGTGTAACCAATGATTCATTAACCATGGTATCTAACGACCAGTTAAGACCTACTCGTTGAGCAATAAGAATAAACTTTAAGAAACTGGTAAAGCATGGTTCAGTGATTTGTCCACCATAACAGGGAATACCAAAGTGAATATGAATCTTACTAAAATCATATGGTTGTCCTTGTTGTGCCTGTTGCTGTGGTGCAAGTGATTGCTCTTTACCCTCAACAATTCTTGGTTGATTAGGTTTGATACGCTTTGATCGTTTTGCCATTGAAAATCTCTCTTAATTAATGTAAATTACGCTTTTTGTATTTCTACTAGTGATCCTGCACCAGCAAGTTCTTGAACAACTGCTTCTAAACTAACAACAGTATCATCTGTTAAAAAGTTTTCTGCTTGTTCATCATCTTTAACTAACTTACTGACTTTGATCACTAATACTTCTTCATGTAACTTTGCCATGACTGTGATTCCTTAATAATAGTATATTATATTTATTAAGGTAAGTCAATGGCAAAGAATATTTAAACGTTGATTACTCCATCATCACCAACAGTTTTGTTTGGAGTTAGATCAATATCAACGGTATGATTAAATGCAAATTTGATTTCTTCATCAATCCAATCTACAATGATTGTTGTATTTGGGTTTAAATTTCTAAATAATATTTCTTTACTTAGAGGTACTTTGATTAATTCATCAATTTTACGTGCTAATGGTCTAGCACCCATTTTAGGATCAAATCCAATGTCCACTAAATGATCTATCAATGTTTCTGTTGCATTAACTCTAAGTTCTTTTTCTTTTAATAGATCATTCATCTCATTGACAAACTTAACAACAATTTTCTTCATTGCTAGTTTTTCAAGTTTATTAAATTTAACCACACCATCTAGTCTGTTTCTAAACTCTGGTGTAAAGAATTTTTTAACTGCTGAATCATCTTCGCCTGATTTAGCAAGATCTCTACCAAAGCCAATATTATTAAGTTCATTGTCTGCGGCACCTAGGTTTGAAGTTAGGATAATAATTGTGTTACGGCAGTCTGCTTTTTTACCATTTGAACTAGTGATAGTACCTTCATCCATCATTGATAGTAAAACATTAACAACGTCCTTATTGGCTTTTTCGATTTCGTCCATTAAAATAACAGCATTAGGATTCTT